GCGAGGCCAAGCTGCGCGCGACCGGATTCCGCACGATCTATTCGTGGCTGGGCGATAACGACTTCCTGACCATCCGAAACGACAAGAGCGAACGCCTGTACGTCATCCGCGAGGATCGCTGGATAGCGATGCTTAAGGACCATGTGCGCCCGCGTCCTCCGGAAGACTTTGAGCAGATCGCACGGGAGAGCGGCCTATGACTGACATAATTCAAAGCCCGATGAAGTCCCTGATTATCCGCACACGCAGCTATCCCGAACCGCCCGAGGGTTGCCCCATAACGACCATGATCGCCCGGGGCCGCAAGGGTGAAGCACGGGAACAACAGCTTTCCACTGCCGAGCAGATAGCGGCAGGCGTGAAGCGCCGGAAGGTGTCGGGCATCTACAAGGTGCGGCCATGAGCGCGCCTCACAATTACGCAGCGTTCCTGCAATCCAAGGCCGTGACCCCTGCCATCCGGGGGCTGGATACGATGCCGGACCTTGCGGCGCACCTGTTCCCGTTCCAGCGGCTATGCGTCGAATTTGCGCTGCGCGTTGGATCGACGGGGTGCTTTCTCGACACAGGCATGGGCAAGACGGAAGTTCAGTTAGAATGGTGCAATCAAGCGATGCGCGCCACAAACGGACGTGCGCTGATCCTGACGCCGCTCGCGGTTGCTGGCCAGACGCGCCGTCGCGCCGAACGATGGGGCTATGAGGCGCGCGTGATCCGCGACCAGTCGGAAGCCGGTCCGGGCATCAACATTTGCAACTATGACCGTCTTGAGAAACTCGACCCATCGGCCTTTGGCGCGGTGGCGCTTGACGAGGCGAGCATCCTCAAAAGTTTTACGGGAAAGACGACTCGCGCGCTCATTGACGCCTTCAAGGGTCACAGGTTCAAGATCGCAGCGACCGCCACCCCCGCGCCGAACGATCATATGGAAATTGGCCAGTATTCCGAATATCTGGAAATCATGCCGTCCAACGAAATGCTCATGCGCTGGTTCATCGCGGACCAGACCGAGATGGGCCGCTATCGTTTGAAGGGTCACGCCACGCGTGATTTCTGGCGCTGGATGGCCGGATGGGCCCGCATGGCAGAAATGCCGTCAGACCTGGGCGACAGCGACGAAGGCTATGTGTTGCCGCCGTTCACCGTGACGCGCCACCGCTCCCGCGACAGTAACGTGGACGGCGATCTTTCGGATATGTTCGGTGTCGTCAAGATGAATGCCACAAGCATGCACGATGTGAAGCGGCAAACTGCTGTGGCGCGAGCTGAAACGGTTGCTGGCATCGTCGGCGCGGAACCGAAAGAGCCATGGGTTATTTGGTGCGATTCCAACTATGAAGCGGACGCGCTGAAAGCCGCGATACCTTCCGCCGTTGACGTTCGCGGCTCCATGCCAGTGGAACAGAAAGAGCAGATTATTGAAGCGTTCGCCACGGGCCAGATAAAACACCTGATCGGCAAGCCGTCGATGCTTGGCTTTGGCCTCGACTGGTCGCACTGCGCCCGGATGGTTTTCAGCGGGCGCAGCTATTCCTACGAAACATGGTATCAGGCCGTCCGCCGCTGTTGGCGCTTTGGACAGACTCGCAACCTGCAAGTGCATATTGTTGTTGCCGAAGGTGAAACAGAGATTGGCCGCGTTGTGGAACGCAAGGCCGATGACCATGCGAAGATGAAGGCCGCGATGCGGCAGGCGATGCGCGATGCCGTGTCCGGCGCGCGGTCGGCCATCGTTGACTACAATCCAACACACGAGGGGAGGCTTCCAAAATGGCTATGATTCGCTGCCTGGCGGAACATCACGGCGAAAAATTCAGCGCCTATCATGGAGACTGCGTTGATGTGGTGCGCCAGCTTCCAGATAACAGCGTCGGGTTTTCCGTTTACTCGCCGCCGTTCTCCGGCCTCTACATCTACAACGACTCCGTTGCCGATATGGGCAACAGCGCGACCGATGACGAATTTCTTGAACACTACAGTTTCCTGTGCGCGGAACTGTTCCGCGTCATGAAGCCTGGGCGCTTGATTGCGGTCCACTGCAAGGATCTTGTCTATTACAAAACGCAGCGCGGCACGGCTGGGTTGCGTGACTTTCCTGGCATGCTGATCCGCGCTCATATAGACGCCGGATTCGACTTCCATTCCCGCGTTACGATTTGGCGCGATCCTGTCCGCGAGATGACAAAGACTAAAGCGCACGGTCTGCTTTACAAGCAGCTGCGCGCTGACGCTTCCTTCTCGCGGCAGGGATTGCCGGAATACTTCTGCGTCTTTCGGAAATGGGCAAAAGAGGAAGACGCAGTTGATCCCGTGACACACACGAAGGAGTCCTTCCCGCTTGATCGCTGGCAGCAGTGGGCATCGCCGGTCTGGATGGACACTCGGGAAACGGACGTTCTCAACGCCCGCGCTGGCACGTCGCCGGAAGATGAAAAGCACATCTGCCCGCTCGCGCTAGACCTGATCGAGCGGGCCACCACTATGTGGAGCAACCCCGGCGATGTTGTCCTGTCGCCATTCATGGGCATCGGCAGCGAGGGCGTGACCGCGCTCAAGCTGGGGCGCAGGTTTGTCGGCGTCGAGTTGAAACAGTCCTATTTCCGGCAGGCGTGCCGGTACATCGACGCGCAGGACAATCAACACAACCTCTTCGCTGAAGAGGTTAACGCAGCATGACCCTCTTCGATTGGGCCGCAGAGAGAGCGCGCCAGGCTTACAGGACCGCCCCGCACGGCCAGCGGACACGCTATCGCAGGGCTTACGTTTGGGCCAAGGCTGCGGCGCTGGTGGGTGGCTGATGGCCTGGCTGCGCCTCTATGACGACATTCTAGACGACCCGAAGGTGCAGCGTCTTCCCCCGGTGTTGTTCAAGCACCTGATCAATTTGTGGTGCATCGCCAAGCGTTGCGACGGCTACCTACCCCCAATGGACGATCTGGCCTTCCGCCTGCGCGCCCCCGAAAAGCAGGTGGCAGAGATGACCGGCAAGCTGATTGACGCTGATCTGATTGACATTCTGGAAGACGGGCGGATGCAGCCGCACAACTGGAATGAACGCCAGTTCGTTTCAGACAACGTTACATCGCGCGTTAAGAAACATCGCGAGAAACGGCAAAGCACCGTTCCACGAAACGACGATGAAACGTTTGATGGAACACACCAGAGCAGAGCAGAACAGAACAGAACAGAATCACCCCCCAGTGCGGCTGATGGAGATTTGAATGAAGTCACCCGGGATTGGCATGTCAGCAGCAACATCGCAGAGCACATTGCCGCAGAGACAGGGCTCAGTCGTGCCGATATCGACGCAGAGGCCGGTAAGTTCACCGCCCATTGCCAAGCCCATGGACGTGGATTTGTTGATATCGACGCTGGCTTCCGGTTGTGGTGCCTGCGTGACAATGGACGTGGCCGTAGCGGAGGGGGCGAACCTCGAAAGAGCGCCGGAAATCGTCGCTCGGGAACTCTTTCACGCGCTGAGGCAGCGAGAGAAGTCATTCTTGAAAGAGAGGCAGCCCGCGCTACTAGCGGCGCTTCGCTCATTGTCCAAGTGGGGCATACAGGGCCAGACAACACGGGAGCGGGCGATTACAGCTCGAACTCAGGGGCTGATGGGTCATTACGCCTATCGGGACCAGGATGGGCCGGTGCAGAAGATGGTAATGGCGGACTGGGCTGATGCTTTGGAACCGTATCCGTATTACGCGGTGAAGGGCGCTTGTGTGGCATGGATGAGCGGGCCTGATCGCCACAAACACCCCATGCCGTTCGACATAGCGGACAAGGCGGCGACACGCTCACTCTTCTTCCGCGAACTGTGGCGGATGGTGAGCCCGCAAGCCCCCCTTTCGTACTGAGGTCATCCCTATGAATCAGCAACCCATCATCCTCGTCACCCGCCTTGTTGCCGAGCACACAGGGCTACAGACCGCCCAACTGGTCAGCGAGGGCCGCGAGCGCCGCCGTGTGCAAGCCCGCTGGCTGGCCTTCTGGCTGTGTTCTGACGTGCTGGGCATTCCCGCCAAGGAGATTGGCCGACGCTTCCGGCGTGACCACAGCACCGTCCTGTATGGCGTGAAACAGGCCCGCAAGAGCTTCGGCAACCCCGTAAAGGCCAAGGAGGCCAACGACCTTGCCGAGCGTGTCAGGGAAGCCTGCGGGGTGCAGGAGGCCTTCGCCGTGCTGCGCTCGGTGCCGACGCGGGTTACGTTCAATCTGATTTATCCACGGTGTGTGGATTGTGGAGTTTCACGAGAAACAGTCCCCGCATGACCCCCCTCCCCACACGACGCGAGCACGAAACCCACGACCTGGGCCCGTTCACGGTGCGGATTGGCCGCCACCCTGAATCGGGCCAGATCGTGGAGGTGTTCTTCGACCAGCGTGGCAAGGTGGGGACAGAGCTAAACCAGTTCCTGCATGACGCAGGGGTTTTGATCAGCAAGGTACTGCAAGGGAAGGAGCCGGAGTGACGCGACGGTGTGCATATTGCGGCCATTCTCTACAGAGGCCGGGGGACTTGCTAACCCACCAACAGCGAATGGTGGCTGACTTTCTTGAGTCGTCTGGCCGCCCTATGAGCGCAGAACGCATTGCTGCGCACATACGGGTCCGCACCCGGCACAAGGACCGCACCTATCGGGAAGAGTGCAACATGGTTCGCGTTGTGGTTTGCGGCATTCGCGACATGCTCGGGCGCGACGTTATCGAGACAGTCAAGGGCCAAGGTTATTTGTGGATCGGAGAAAAACAACATGGCAAAGCGCGGACGCAAGAAAAAGCCGGGGCCCCGACAGCCGAACGGGCAACTGCGGCGCGGTAAGGACTATGGCACCCCGGAATTGATGGAGAAGCGCATGAGGGCAGTAGGTGGCGGCGATCCAGTCTTGAGCGAGTACATGCTGGGTCGGCTGTATTCGCGCGGGGCGGTCAACCTTGACCACAAGAACGCGGGGCTGCGGTTTGCATCGCTTTACCAACGGCGCGTGCGTGTTGCGCGTTTCGAGAAGGGGCTTTCGTTCGACGGTTCGCGCGCCGGGCATGATCCTGGCGCGGAGTCGGACGAGGATATTCGCCAGTCTGAACAGATTA